CCTACCTGTACTTGTCAATGGAGATGACATCCTCTTTCGGGCGGATGATCATCTCTATGAGGTATGGCAGAATGTGATTAAGGAATGTGGTTTTGAGCTTTCCTTAGGGAAGAATTATTATCATGAAAGCGTGTTGATGGTGAACTCAGAATTGTTTACATATTCTGAGACCTCGAATTCACTTCCTTTCTTTAAGAAGGTACCATTCTTTAATGTTGGTCTTCTTACCGGTCAATCGAAACTTACCGGACGTGAGGAAGTTCGTTCTATACCTATGCCAGCACTCTGGAATGAAATTGTGGAAGGCGCTTCTGATCAAAGTCGCGCTCTTCAGAGATTCATTCATTATCAGAGGTCCGACGTCGCTCGGTGGACAGACAGAGGGAATTATAACCTATTCATACCCGTTTGGCGGGGTGGATTAGGAATGATTCCTCCGGTTATCAGTAACTTTTCTTTTAAGATTACTGCTTTCCAGCAGAGATTTGCATCTCTCGTCCGTCGTCGACAGCTCGAGGCTTATGAGTCTGGCAAGCTTCCAAGTGGTCTAGCTTGTGGTATAGTTCGTGAGCTTGAGGGTGAAGTGCTAAGATACAAACACTTCTATCACCTTCGTGAAGTACAATTTGGTCCTTTACTATCTTATCAATTTGATCCTATTGATGTGGACGTTTCTGTCCCCATTTTATCTGATGCTATGGATCCTGATCCACAATTAAAACTACGTTTACCTAAGAATTTAGGTGAACTTCGTTCCAAAGTGGTGGACAGGATGTCATACGATGATATCATGGAGTCTGCTCCTAGACTTGTTGAAGAAAGTTCCCTAGCTCCGGTTTCACAAGAATTATATCTTTGTGATCCTGTTGCTGGGCCTCTTGCTTCTTCAATACTCTAGAAATCAATACCTCCTGGTTATGAGGTTAAACTGTCCATTGGGTCGTAATATGTAAACCATCCAAAACGGTGATTTGTCCGTAGTCCCGCACCCCGTAAGGGAGTTAGGATATGGTCATTTCTTAATACTTCCGTACTAAGTGTGAATTCTTTTCAATAATCGAGAGCGTTGCCTATAATAAGGTTTTCGTTTTCTCTTTCTATCTTAGAATACACTAAATGTCGACAGACTACACGGATGGGCTTCTTCGGTTAAATACTTACTTCGAATAAATCTTTTGAGTGTCACCTTGTGTGATTCACTGGTGGATCCCGAAAGGGCGATCCAGGCTTAAGAGTTCGATGTAATTTGTTACCGGGCCGGTTTATTAGGATGTATAGTCGCTCATTGGCATGAGGGATCCAATACAATGCCAAAGAATCAAATAGTAAAGGCGCCAAAGGCGCAAAAGAAC